ATCACCAACTGATGTACCAAAAGAAGCACTTGTAATAATTGCATCAAAGGTAAATCCTTTTGTACCACTTGTATCTAAATACAATTTAAACTGTGCATTTGCTGATTCAGCTTCAGTTGATGGAGCATCTAAAATATCATTAATTAATTCAGCTTCTTTTGTAGATGATGCACCTTGAGTGTATTGAAGTTCAACTGTTCCTGTACCAGAAACTAATCCACCTGTGTAGTTACGAAAAGTATCACCATGATCTGTTGTCTCTAAAACATCTTTAGTAATATCTAAAGACCATGATGTAGTTCCTGCAACCGCAGCAGCCGAAGATCCTGCTTTATCAAATAAGACAGAACCCTCTTCTCCACGAAAAAATGCCATGATTCTAAGAAAAAAGTATTTATATGATTATATTACCTTGAAACTGAGTTTTTCACAGCTATTTTTTCTTCTTTTTACGTCTATGTTGATAAGTTATCTTCTTGCTGCTTGTTTTTTCACGCTTAAATCGTGCTTTTTCAGCACTTGACATCTCTTTTGTTGTCTTAGGTGTCTTACTTGATACACGTTTACTTGGTCTGCAAGCTGGATAGCCTCGTTTTTCGCCTTTTTGACGGCCACAAGGTTTTCCTGTCTTTACATCAACCCAATTTTCTTTAAACCAACGGGTTAAACCGCCACTACTTCTTGCCACGTTTCTTACCTCCCTTTTTTTTCTTCTTCTTTTTCTTAGTCGTAGAATGGTACATGATAAGAATTAGGTAGTTCTTAATATATTCTAAACGAAGTTTGGCCTAATGTCTCTGGCTTGGCAAGATTAAATTGTTGTAAACATAAATATCCAAAAGCGTCAAAAGCATGGTCAACCCCTAGATTTTTGTTTGGCATGCCTGTATTTGGAGCGTAAGTCAGAGTTCTAAGAGATTTTATTAACTCTTTACATCTTGGGTGTATAAAAGTTCGCCTTTCTCCATTGGCATCAAGCAAAGCAGTATTAACAGCAGTAATTTTATCCCTAATTTTCCAGGGTGATTTAGGACTCATTACAGTAAAACCGTTTCTTCTTAAAATCGTATGGTCTGTAACACCTACCCCACTTGTCTTTCTTGCACTACCCGTAGGGTCAGGACAAGCGATTACTCTTCGATCTACGCCATATCTTCTAATCACTTCTTCAGCAAAATCCCAAGTTGTAGCTCCACCCGTCAACATGATCTCATCAAAGACATATAAGTTGTCTTCATGCTTAACAGCACAGATTCCTGCCATAGGGTCAACGTTAAAATCCAACCCGATAATTAAAGGCATTAAATGAAAATCCTGCACTTCCTTATCAATATTCTCATCATCAAAGCTAATAGCTACTAAACCAGTTAAATTTTCAAAACTAGCCTCAAATTCTTGCCTAAATGTTCTCGCATCTAATTGACCTCTAGCTGCTTCGACTTCTTCTGGAGCGACATTACCCCCTTCAATCGTAGTAAAACTCCACCTCTGCCAATCATCTCGATCAGTTTCTCCGCAAAAACACCACATATCGTAAAACCAACTAGCAGTGCCATCAGGTGTACTAATAAACAAAGCCCACCCCTGTTTATCTGCTAAAGCTGGTCTGATAACTTCTGCCCATACATCTTGATCCATAAATGCTGCTTCGTCTAACACCACCCCTGAAAGACTTCTTCCCCTCAAAGCCATAGCATTTTCTGTTCCCTTCAACTCAATAGTTGATCCATTTATCAACTCAATTCTCAAATCTGTCTCATTTTTACTTTTTATCCAAATTTTAGGTACTAATCTCTTTAATTCTTTCCACGCAATGTCTTTTGCCATGCGATATGTAGGAGCACAGTAAAAATATGTCTCCCCTGGTCGATTTATCGCTCCACGAATCAATTCGATGCAGGAAAGATATGATTTTCCGAATCTTCGACCAGCTACAAGGACACGAAATCGTTTAT